AAATACTAAATTTTGTTTTTTCAAATGGGCGGGGATCCCTGATGACGACGTAAAAGTACCCCCCTGGATCAAAGGGCTCGAGTTCCATCTACTATTTTCTAAATTTATTCTTCACGGTAGATATACGAGGTATCCGTCGTCACCCTTTCCGTCAAACAAGTTTTTGATTGTCTTGAATCCATCAATTTCCAGAAATGTGTAATGTCTAGACCAAAGAGTGAGTATGCGGTCCGAGGATGCTGTATTTAAAAAAAAGTCAAAATATTGATTTTTTATTCTTCCTAGATTCACTGAGCCAGCAGGCCTGGGGTTTTCTGGATCGAGCGAAAAGGAATACATGTAGAAAGGGGCCGTGGGAACCCGTGTGTGATAGTCCAAGAATTGCGTGGTACCGAGGTAAATACTGGTGGCCCACAAGGGATCGACTCGCCGGATTCCTTCAAAGTACATTGCCATTGAGTTAAGCTGAGGAGTCTTGTTTGAGTAGTCTAGCCAATAGTCCGGGGCGATTGATGAGCTGTTCCTGATAGTAAAGAAAAGTTCTTTTACTGGGTGGAGGAACTGAGTCACGCAGCGGACGTTGGCGCTCTGGGTCGTCACTCGAAACTCAGCGAGTTCTACACTTTCTCCTATGTACAAAGTCTTTCCTCTATTTTTAATAAAATTCTTTTCAGGCTCGCTCAAGACGACAAATTCGGTATAAAAGTTAATCTGTGGAGACTGAGTCAAGGGTCCTTGTAAAAAAGAGGATACAGGATTCAATGAAACTCTGAAATACATGTCTGGAACGAGGGGCAGCCCGTGTCTGAGCGTCTGGAAAGGGAGAGGGACGGTGAATTTGTAGGGATACGTAGAAGGAATGAAGGCGGTCGTCTGTCCTATAAGAGGGTCGAGAGCCGACTGCTTTCCTGTCGGAATCTGGCACTCGTTGAGAAGGCCTATGTATTCTCCCCAGAGTCTCTCCAGAAGTTCGGTACCCGAGTAAAGGTCTACAAAGTTTATCATGAGGAGGCCGGCCCGGGGGTTGAATTTGGACGATGGGCTTGTGCTGAAGGTGAAAGCAAGATACATGGAGGTCATGAGATCTCCATTGAGGGGAATTTCAGTCGTTACGTCTGACCCAAAAGTTGGATCGTTCACGAAAGAAACGTCAATGACTCGGCTGGCGTAAAGACCCTGTGCGGCATAGTTTTCTTTGAAGAATGTAATTTCGGGCTGTCCGGATAAGATGATGTCCTGCTGTCCAAGTTGGGCCAAGAGTTGTCGCCCAGCCATCTACTAATACTACTGATACATAATTCCAGCCAGTCCGTTTTCAACACGTAGAATGTTATGAACGACAGCCATGAGCCGAATAGTCTTGGTCGCGAGGAAAATCTTAGAGCTGAATGTAAATTTAATAGTTTTTTGATATATTCTGTCCATACTGACTGAGCCGGTCGGTCTAGGATTGAGGGGCTGTCTGCACAAAGGAATGACGTGCAGGATTCTGTCTGGCTGTCGTGCGTACTTTTCGAGAGGACCTATAAACCTCATAAAGTTGTAATCAGTAGTGCTCGAATCGATATAGTCCTCTCCGTTGAACGTTATGTCGACTCCTAACGCCTGGTCAGTTACATAAACGTAAGGATAGGCTGCCGAGTCCTGAATAACGAAATACATTTCTCTCACGGGCCCGAGGAAGTCTATAGGAAACGTGAGACTTCCGTACAATTTAAATGTGTCGTATTGGATCTGTCGAATGATATAGTCTTGCCTATGTTTCTGGAACCATTCGATTTCCGGCTGAGACAGATATGCATAATCCACTATTAATGAAGTTATGACAGACAGAGGGGTCGGATTTTTTACTCCTGGCCCGAGCAGACTTTGATAGTCCTTGAAGGTTACCCAGACTTCGAGATCTTGAAGTCCAAGAGCACATACAGGCAAAGAAAGTTCTGCTGAACCGTAGAAGAAGAATGGCAAATTTATATAGTATGTCCTAGGATTGTAGACGGGCGAAGTATCTTTTTTTCCGGTCAAGAGGGTAAGACCTGACTGATTCTCTTGTGGAACAAAAAGATCATTGTATATTTCGATCATTTCTCCAGTGAGTGTCTGGATTGACTGTCCGCCAATCTTAAGTTCCGCGCTCTGAATCATGTACGTCCCGACAGAATCTACATATGAATAATTTGGTATAATTCCAGCGTTCGTCATCCCTACGACTGTAAAGTAAGTATTTGATGTAATATTGGTGTAGGCCTGGCCTGTAAACCCGACCCGAATCTGAAAGTAGTTTCCTGAAGGTACGGTAACGGGTACAATGAGGTCGACCGTGTATCCGCCCTGAAGACCTAAAGGGAGGTCCCTGGAGGCTACGAGAGCCGACCCGCCAGGTACGGAGAATGTCGCGTCGTTTTGGGCCGACCATATAGTCACGTTTGAGACGTAAGCGTTACTCGTCTCGACATAAGAACTGATACGGTACTGAGAAACATTACTGAAAGATAAGTTTCCTCCGGGAGTCACTGCCACGTGATATGAACTTCCTGTTGAAGTTGAAAAAATATTTATATTTGATGTGGCTGTCGGATAGTTGGTGAAGGACGGGTTCAATAAAAGGCCGTTTTGTTTAAAATCGTTTGGGTGGGGGTTGATGGTGGTGTTTCCAATATATTCCAGACTGAAAGAAGTCGGAGCGATTGCAGAAGTCGGAGCGGTCTGATCGTTTGAAGAAATAACTAGACTAAATGAATCCTCGGTGCTCGTGACTGACACAGGAAGGGTAAAGTTTACGCTCGGGCTCGATGATTGAGGACTGTTCCAGCGGGATATGACGGGCCCTGACTTGACGAGATACACCGAACTTATCGTATTTAACGGATTGACAGAAATTGATCCGTAAATGTTGTATAGGCCTATTGTTCCAAACTTGAATGTTTTCCCGTCTGCTGAAGGAATCAATTGAGGAACTATACTCGATCGAGTAAGACCTGACCAGTTAATGGTCCGATTTCCATCTATTTCAGTTGAAGTTCCAACTGTCCAGAATTCGAGAATGTCTTTGACTAGAACTTCCACGTCTGATGAAAATGTAGTTCCTGATGCTCCTTCAAATTCCACAAAATAAAACTGGCTCGGGTCTGTTACAAAGATTGGAAGGAGGGCCCGAGGATTCTGACCGCTAAACTGAACGTTATACGTATATACGTAGTCGTATGTGTACCCAAAAATGGGGTGACCGTCTGACGAAGTATGACCTATTCCTATGCGCGTAGGAGCTCCTAGACCACTAGGAGTCAGAAAAATACCATAAATTCCGGCGTAGTTAAATTGAATATTTCCTCCATCTGAATAATTTTTAATCAAATAACTCGTTCCTATGACACTTGAAAAATTTTGAAATTGAATATAGGTAGATGTTGAAAACTGCGCGAAAGGCCCAGGCGGCGCGAGGGGTGCCACTGGAGTTGCAGTTCCGAGTGTCGAAGGCCCCACGTACAGCAAAGAATTTGCCTCGTTTGTTGTTGCCGATAAGCTATATGGAATCCAGCCAGACTGAGTGACTGTAAAAGTCGGCTGAGAAGTCCAGAACTTCGCAGCCTGACCGTTAATAGTGCCGATACTTGAGAATCCGTTGGGATCCAGTCCCCAAAAAACTGCCACAGTCGAGACATCTGCAGACAGTATTCCTACTTTTGTTATTGCTGTGGAAAACTGAAATCTATTGGCTGATGAACTGTATGTAACACCATAGCTAGTAAGCTGAGGACCGATCCATGAAGGATCAGGAACCGTAAAGTTTGTTTGGGCTCCTATATTCGTATTTGAATATGTGGTGTAGTTATTTATAAAAAGATATGGTTGTGGATACATGGTCTGAGCCGGCTGCCGCCATCGAAATTGTGTAGAAAACGGAAAGAGTTGGGGCAGAGTGACTGCGAGCGTCGTCGATTGAATAGTGTCCCCTTTGAAAGGTACGCGACAGATTCCCTGGCCTCCCCAGCTGATTTGTTGATTTTCAAAAGGAATGTTGAACGATTGAACTCCAAAGGGGGTATGTCTTCTGTAGACTCCCTTGAAGTATGTAATCTGAGGAGTTCCTGTGAGGTACACATCTTGCATTCCGAGAGAGGCGAGTTGTACCTCTCCTGCACTCATTCTATTAGATTGCTTGGAAAAGAAACCAGTGCGCGTAGCGCCAAGTTCATAAATATGTGCCGATATCTCAGGATGACTATTCAGTTGCGAAAATTCGACCCCAGGGTCATGGCTGATGACAAGGTTTGCATATTCATAGGGAAGCGTGGAACGGGCAAGACGAGTCTGGTGACTGACATTTTGTGGCACAAGAAGAACCTGCCTGCCGGAATAGCAATGTCAGGTACTGAGGAGGGCAATGGCCACTACCGCCAGTTTATACCCGACCTCTTTGTATACGGGGAGTACAACAAGTCTGCAATCGAGAAGATTATTGACAGACAAAAGAGAAATATAGCAGCCGGGAAGGTTTCTCCTGTATTCATCCTTATGGATGACTGCATGTACGACAGGGCATTTATGAGAGACTCGTGTATTCGTCAGCTGTTTATGAACGGGCGCCACTGGAAGATATTCTTCATGATGACGACCCAGTACTGCATGGACATGACTCCTATGATTCGGACGAACGTAGATTACGTCTTTGTGCTGAGAGACAACGTTCGGCAGAATCGTGAAAATCTTTACAAGGCATTTTTCGGAGTTTTCCCTACTTTTGATCAGTTTTGCCAGGTGATGGATGCGTGTACTGAAAATTACGAGTGTCTTGTTCTTGACAACACGTCCAAGAGCAATGACGTTCAGAATTGCGTGTTTTATTACAAGGCGACACTCAGGAAAAACTTTCGGTGTGGTTCAGCGGCTCTTTGGGAGTATCACAAGAAGAATTATAACCCAAAGCATGGCCTGGCTGGATCAAAACCTGGGGGACTTACGAGAAAGCCAGGCTCAGGAACTGTTACAGTGAAAAAGGTCTAGAGACGAGGAGAGGCCCTGCGGGCCTCGGCTCAGATCCGCAGGGCTCCCCGCGTCCCTTCTATTTTTAAAAAGTAAAAGTCAACAATAATGGAACCTTATGATGCAAATGGATCAACTGAGATTTCTTCAGTCATACCTCAAGGTCTTCTCGAGACCCCGCTGAATCCTCCGGAAAAAAACGTTGGTGAATCTCAAATGGCTGAGTTCTCTACGTCACTTGATGAGATTGTCCCTCCCGGCCCGAGCATGCAGATGCAGAACATGGTTATGGGCCAGGTGCCCCCACCTTCCGCACCGATTCAGAATCAGGCTCCGTCTGCAAATCGCGGGGGAAAGATTCCTTTCAACATGTCTCTCGAGCAGTACATGGCCTGCCTGGCTGGTCTGGCGGCAGTAGTTGCAGGATCCAAGTCAGTCCAGGAGCGGATAGGATCATTTTTTCCAAACGTAGAGCCAGGGTCTATGACGTATATGCTAATAACGGCTCTCGTGGCGGCCCTGATTTTCTACGCGGCCCAGAGATTTCTGTGATGCCACGCATCTCCTTCAGGCCCTAATATTCTCTCCACAGTAGGGCCCGACGTTGCTGATTGTGTACAGCCCGTGAGCTGAACAATACTTTTTAAAATCTTTAAAATTTTTCCAAAAGTTGTCAGAGTGCTCGTATTCCCTCACGGACGAGTGAGACAGCTCGTGAATCAAAACATGCATCGCTGTATTGATCCTTTTTTCTTGATCAATACTCGGATCCATATCCATGCAAATATAAATCTCGTACCCCTTGTTAACGTTGAATCCTATAGCCCCCTTTGACTTGTTCCATCCGTTCATTGCCGTGAGTATGACGCGGCGCTTGATGGGTTCCCAGCGCGGATCGAGATTTTTATCATTGTGAAGAATCCGCAAAAGTTTATCATAGCGCTCTTTGAGGTCAGACAGTAGGGGTGGTTGGTCGTTGAACAAAAGGACCGCTATGAGAAGCCCAGTGAGCAGAATTGCAACAATGGCCTTCATCTACTCTTACGCAGGAAAGAAATCGAGGGAGGGCCTGCGGCCCTCTTTCTCGGGATCACGACCCTGCGGGTCGGTTTCGCAGACAAAATTTAGTGTACAAATCTGAAATAAGTCCATTGGGCCTGGAGATCATAGGTTCCCACATAACGACCTCGAATCCCAGCCGGTCTATGAATTCAGGTCCGTCCAACATAGGTTCTTCTCTAGGCCCGTCTGCATAGAACGGGCCGTCGGCCAGGTTGACCCAGAGTCTCTCACCTCGTATCTCAAGGGTGTTTCCCAGACGGTCCCTCCATGGCTGCCCGTTTGTCATCATTTCGGCCCTGGCCTTTTCAGGGACTATGCCTATGAGAAGACCCCCTGGAGCCAAGACCTTCTTGATGGCCTCGAGCGACTCTTGATAAGAGTCTACGATGTAGTGGAGTGAAAAGTTGTAACAAATGACATCAAAGGGACCTTCGACGTTGCGAATATCTCCAGGGTCCAGGAATCTAATTCGGCTCTGGCTCTTCAGGGCCCTCTGACGAGCCTCCTGCATAGACGCATCGTCAGGATCAATCGCCGCGACTTCTCGAGCCTGGCTCTTTTTCCACTTGTGGAGATCGCCTCCTCGTCCGCAGCCGCAGTCGAGGACTCTGGCTCCAGGCCAAACATAGGTGGCGATAACTTCTCCTTTGCATTTGTTGTGCAGTTGTCGCATTTGCTGCGTCATTTTACTTAAAAACAAAGCACCCTTTACTTTTAAATGGGTTCTCTCGAGCCAGACTATCTTACGATTCCCGGCCAGCTTTTTGCTTGCATCTCCTTTGTTGGCCCCGATCAGCCTCAGAAGAATGACCTTCTGGGCATGAAGATCCGCGGGTGTTTCCCGACTCGTGACGAGGCTGCCAGTCATGCCAAGCGTCTCCAGAAGGAGGATGGCCTCGTCGATATTTACGTCGTTGACATGTACAAGTGGCTGCTGATTCCCCCTAACCGCGATCAGATTGACAATGTCCACTATGCAAACGACAAGCTCGAGGAAATTATGACCAAGTATCGCGAGAATCAATCTCAGGCGGCCTCTATGTTCGAGAAGCGTAAGCGTGACATGATGGCCAAGCCAATTGACGGTCCTTACCCCTACGCCGACCCGTCGGACGAAAACTCCATTTACTATAACCGGCCCGATGTGCCGCCGATTCCTCACCCAGCGGAGATTCTGGAGAAGCTCAAGGTTGAGTTTCCGGACAAGGATGAGGAGATTCTGCGTCGTATGGCGGCGGCAGAGGTCAGCCTCGAGATTGCCAAGCGCAAGAAGGAGGATGACGAGCGTCGGGAGGCTGCAGCAAATAACCCTGAGCTTCAGTCGAAGGTGACAAAGGATGGTGACCCAGCGACACCTATTGACGAGGTGTCAATGCCCATTTAAATTCTAGGCAATTTATAGATGTGGCTGACCCTTATAAGTCTTGCTATAGTTGCGTGGCTTCTTTCAACAGCCTACGGGCTCCTTCCAATGCTAAAAACTCCGCAATGGGACAATCCCTTTGCTAAACCTCCATACTACGATTATGATTATATGACAAATGTAACAGACACTACTCGGCGTGAAGGAGCCTGGGTTGGATTCCTTCAGGAGGATGTTTACAAAAACAGGACTGGACCCATCGGAGACTTTGTGGGTAACGATTCTCCGAGTGATAAAGCACCACTGTATTTTCTCAAGGGATTAGATGATCCCGATCCAATTTCTAAGGACACTGTAATGAAACAAGTCCGTGTATTTCCACAATATCAACCTCTCGGCGAATAGATTCACTATTTCCCATGAATGACCATAGGTCTCATCGTCATAAGGACTCCCATGACGATTACTCCTATCGCGATACCTATGAGCATCTTATTATCGAAAAAATTACTTGTTCTTTCCTCAAACTGAAACCTTGGCTGAGGGGGAACCCACTGCTCTTGCTGTTTCGGCTCTGGTTCAAGCCACTGCGGGGCGTACTCCGTCTGAGGTGTCGGAATCTGATCCTGATCCTGATCCATTGTCATCATCGTCACTCTCGTCTCTAACTACAAACCCATCGAGATCTGTATCATCGTCTTCTAGTTCAGAATCGCTAAACTCGACGGCCGAATCAACCTCTGATTCATTTTCATCGTAATCGTCGCTGTTGTAATCGTCATCAACTTGCTCTACAGGCTCGTAGCGAACTGGAGCGCGCACAACGCGGCCGTACCTTGTACGAACTTCAGGCTCTGGTGTGACCACCGAGGGCGTCGATGTGAGGGCTGCGTCCGACGGGGTTGACATCTATGGTAAACATGGGTTTTGAATCGTTTAAGTAAAGAGTTTGTGGTTGATCTGGGATGACTTCATTTAGATATTTAGGCCTGAATACTGTGCCGTCTGCAACTGCTCGCTGATTCAAAAGAACCTCTCCTTCATAGCCCAAACGATCTGCAATGGCATTCACCTCGTCTGTAAAGTTTGTATTCATAAGTCCTATATTTCGTGCATTCTCGACTGCTCTGTAGAGAGCCGGGCCCTTGAGATCTCTGTCAAACTCCCGGAGGTTCATCTGGAACAACTTCCATTCGTTCGGATCCAGCCCCGAGTACTTGTGAAGGCTCCTTTCGAAGGCTTGGAAATGTCCCGCGCCAGGACGGGGGAAGAAGGTCCACAAGACGAGGGCGAGCAGGAGTATCCACACGAACAGATTCATTACTAATAGATGTTGGGAGAAAATGCTCGCGCCCAGAAAACTCAAGACATTCTTCATTGAGACACTTTTGGACGATACATCCACCATTTATGTAAAACCATACATGATTAGACTTGTGCTCTTTTTTTATTCTCTCGCACCACTTTGAATCCGTTTCCACGTAGAACCCTTTGCCTTCTCCCCCCTTCGTTCTTCTGACGGCTCTGACTCCCGCGTTTTCTTGACCCTCTATATTTTTCTGGATAAATTCTTCTATTCTTGAAGAGTCTGTAGAGAATGAAGACTTGGAAGAAGAGACATTTCCGATTGTTCTTACCGAAAAAACTTTCAGTGCGTCTAGGCACGGGGTTGGATTCAAAGCCTTTCCGTCGGGCACTGATCTCCAGGGAACATAGGAACCTCCAACATCTTTTTTCAGAGACCATAGACACCTGAGCCCGGCTCCCCTGTATACGCTCGCATCTATCGTCTCGGCCCAGTGATCTTCTTCAAGTTCTAAAAGAATACTCGTCCTAAGAGCAAGAGCCTCGTTTTTATCAACAACAAGATCTGGCCAATGCAAGTGAATTCCAGACTTTATGAGACCTTTTTCTGAACGATAAGGAGCCCTTGATGCCAGACACCTCCCAGAGTCTCCAACTGCAGAGTAAATCTTACAACATATTTCAAATGCATTCTCAGCAGAAAGAGGTTTCTCGTTTCTGTAGTCAATATCAACAAAAAATTTAAATTTATTTGTTTTTTGTTCAACTACGTAAAGTTTCTGTCCTGACGAGAGGTCGGCCAGGTATGCTCTCCAAAAGTCGTCGAGGTCCCTGTCTGGAACAAAGAGTTGACCGCCGTTCATGAGTACATGAGTGGGCACTTCATTACCTTTACGATTCCATTTTGAAATGTGCATCTTATTCTTATAGAGTTTAGTGTCTCTAACCAAAAAAATCATCAAAGGCTGAACGAGCCTTCTTGGGAGGGGGCTCGTGTCCTCCGACGATGCACGACTCTGCGAGGCTGAGCTGCTTGGCCGACTCGCGCTTCTCCTCCTCGAGCTCAATAAAATGATAAATTTGTTGCATGGAATATTTAACCATTTCGGACGGGGTAGTCTCTGTGTCTCCACGAAGATTCAAAAGGCGGGTGATGAGTTGATCCTTCTTTTGAGTCATTTACAAACTATTTATTTTTTTATTTTTTTAATTTACGGGCGGATGAAAAATGGCTGCTTCTCTGGTTTTACAAGAAATCTATTAAAGTGTGGGTTTCTAAGGACATGCGTACGTATCATGTCCCATAGGTCCTGGCGTCCCGTTATTCCTTCGAGCGTGTCAAACTCGCACGAGTCATTTTCGTCATAATTCTTCCTGAACGGAACCTGACGGTCGTCCATCTTTGCCTTTTCTTCGTTAAATTTTGTGACTATGTGACTCTGCTCGGTTTCAGACATAGGGACGTCAAAGACGTACACGTGATACACGTTGTTTACCCCTTCCGAGTCTTTGAAGGAAAAACTGAAATAGGAATAGGTTCCCTTTTTCAGATTTATGATCCCACGAGTCTCCTCTTCTAGCTCGCGAACTGCGCAGCGGAGAGGATTGAAGATTTCACGGCGGCGACACCCGCCCGTTACAAATGTCCATTCTTTGTATCTTCGGTCGTGGACCAGGAGGAACTTGGCCGGCCCGCCGTTCGTAGAACTGCTCACCGGAATCGCTATACTTTTATGTCTTTCGTGTGGAAGGTCGTTCCGTCTTGGCGATGGATCCATCGCTCTCTACTACTGGGCTGTCAAAATAATTGGCTAGGTTACGCGTACCAGGATCATAACTAATCAAAAAGATGAGTCCGAAGAGGAGGATCCATGGCCAGAATTGCATCCTTAATATCCATCGAAGAAAAGATCACGAGGCGTAAAGCACGGATCCCATGCCCTTCTGGATTCGGAGCACGTTGTAGTTGACTGCGTAGAGGTAAGGTCCTGCTACGCTCTGGTTCGTCAGGGCGTTTAGACCGCCGAGAGCTGCCGGAACCACGAGACGGTACGTGTCGAGCCGAGAAAAGTTGAGAGTGCCTGTGGGCTGGAGCTTCGAGGTGTCGAGACAGTAAGGAATGACCAGAATGCTCGTCTCCAGGTTGTTGGCCAGATAGCCGTACTGTGTGTGGTAGTACTGGTTAGCGTCCGTCCATGCAGGCAGAGGACGAGACTCGCCGACATCAACGCCGTTAATCTGTATCTTCATCTGGTAGTTTACGGCGGCGGTCGCCTGGCCCGAGTTGTATACGCTTCCGTATGCAAGTGACTGGAAAGCCAGGAACTTTACTGGATGAGCCAGGGCCAACTCTTGAACGGCATTGGTGCCCACAGGAACACGCTGAACCTGAGTAATCAAAATATCGTGGGAAGACTGAGCAAAATACTCGCGCTCAGACTGATCAAGATATACGAAATTGCACCAGGCCTGATAACTGAGCTGAGAATAGGTTGTTGTGGTCGCGCTCGTAGATGCGTAATTGCTAGGGACGAACGAAACTATAGTCGGCGGGCCGACAGCCAGACCAGCCATAGAGGCTGGCTGGGCCAGAGTCGTAGTAAGAGTCATTGTGGTCGTGGTTCTGGTAACCGAGGTGATGTTGGACACGTAGACGATGCCGTTAAGAGGGAGGCCAATGACAGCCTGGCCTACGAGCACGGCGGCATTAATGGGAGTGTAGACAACGAGAGTCGCTGTAGTACCTCCGCTCGTCACGCCTGTCAGACTGGCAACAGTTGCCGTAGATGGGGGTCGCCAAAAGTTGAGGGGAGAGCCTGCGGGGTAATCTCCCGTGAATACCGTGTTTGCCGAGTTGGAAAAAGAGATGACTGCGTTTGAGTATGTAGTTCCTGCAGTGTTGGCAAACACATTCGTACTGAGGCTCTGGATTGTACCCAACGTCTGGGCGTTCGAAGAGTAAAGGTTACCTACGACCATGCCAGTGAAAATAGGTCCGTTCAATGTGGTTGATGTATAGACTAGATTGGTAGTGTTAGAAGAAGATACCACAGCGGCTGAAAACAGATTTGCGAATGCATTAGGAGAAGTAGTTGCATAAAGAGTCAGACCTGAAGGAGCGACAGGAGTTGACGAGACTATGCTTGAAACAGGGGTGTTGAGATTTTGAGACCACGTGATACGGATCTCTACATCGTGGTACTGAAGAGCCACGAGGGGAAGGCTCACGGACCAGTCCTTGCAAAAGAAGAACTTGAATGGGAAGAAGGAGGCAATCTTGTTCGTAGGACCAGTCAGGTTGGTTGAGGCCGTGGGTACCGGGTCGTTATTCAGATACCGCTGATTGTAATTCTGCGCACCCGTGCAGGGCTCAACATCCGTCATGTAATTGTAGTCCTGGAGATCGATAACTTGACCACCGATGAGAAGCTCGACGCGATCGATGACATTGGACCAATCCAGATTATTCACCTGGGCGCCGTTGTTATCACGGGCCGTCAGGTACATATAGGACAAAAGGTCGCCCTTCTTCTCGATGCGGATGGTCGAGATCGATCCGGGGTAAGGGATACCCTGAATAGTCTGGCGCTCGGGAGCCGCTGCATAGTGCGTGTAGCGCTTGTAGTTCGAACGGAAGAAGGAAATTTCAGGCTTGCCCGACAGCCATGTATCCTGGGCACCGACGGCAACGAGCTGGACGATTCCTCCACTCATTTATTAGATACATCTAGTTTTTTCACACAGTGGCCCACGCAGGAATCGCCAGAGGGTTGTTGGAAACCTGACTCCGAGCAATGTTGAGGTTCTTCTGAGATGCCAGAGGATTCGGCTCGGACTTGTTATTATTGAGATTCCAGTTGTCGGCTGGTTTGTAAGGCCCTGCACCTCCTGCGGCGTGGAGATCCATGGGGCCTGGCCGGAGAGGAATCGACTCTGCCCGGGTCCTTGTTGCCGCTCCGTTAGCTCCTTGTGGGTCGGCCCTGACGTTCATACGACCACCGTTTCCTGCCCGGTCTGGATTCACACGATTTCCGGTGCTGTGAGGGAGGTTCTTGTCCGTCAGGTTCGTATTGTACGCCTGATAGACTGTAGCATATTGGCCGGGACCCATCTCGAGGCCGTCCCCCGAACGCAGACCGGTCTCCTGGCGAATAGTGGTTTTACGCGTCTTAATCTGGTCAGGACGACCCTCCGGTGCGCGGATGGCTCCCTGGCCTTGACCGCTGTTCTGAGCAGGTGGGCGAGTCCAAGTTTTTGTAACCTTGGCCTGATGGCTCATCTGGCCGTTGATAAGACCCTTGTCTGGGAAGGCGACGCCTCCGCTCTGGACAAAATAGCTGGCAGGGCCCTCTCCTCCTGGAAGAGTCACGAGCTTCTCCTCATTCACGTTGTTCGGAAGAGCGCGGAAAAACTGCTGGAACCCGCCGATGGCTGGAACGTTGGCGCCAACACCCAGGCCAGGACCTACACGGACCCGTTCGACTGGCTGCAGATTGTTCATTTTGTTCGTAACATTCTCGCGGTCATAGAGATCATATACTGGCTGGCCATGTGGGTACCTGTTTGCCATTGGAGAAAAGTCCTGGAGAGAGGGAACAGCCTCCTTTGGGGGGAGATAGTCATCACCGATGCGACGACCGAACGAAGGATTTATAGGGCGCATGCCGAAAGCGTCTGCCCGCATTCCAGGGGCGGCCGCGGCAAGATCGGTATCCTGTCTCGTCAACTGGTGGGGAGGGGTGGGTACAGTGGTTGCAGGAACAGGAACGGGATCAGGATCACTGAATCTCTTGCCTGCAAACACAAGACCGACAATTGCTGCTAGAGCCAATGGGTCCATATTACTTTTAGTTTATATTTTAACCTACGTACTTCACACGGCCTGGACCAGACATGGCTGACCAAGGAGTAGGGCGCAGATTGAGGTACGGAATGACCGTGGGATTGCGCTGATTAAAACGGCTATTCTGATCGTTGCTGTACGTGCTTATGGGGTCAAAAAGACGAACTGGAAAGGGATCTCCACCAATGTACAGGTTAGGAAAATCGTAGGGCGTCTCGCAATACTGATTCTTCCACGTGGTGGTGGTCTGAGACCGAAGACGGTCATCTTGCTTGACAACATCCTCGAGCATGATTTGCGCAGGACCTTGCCATATACGAGGCTGAAGAGTCAGTCCGTCAGTCATTATATTGCGACCCATTGATATTTGCGGAGGTTTTTTTCTAACGCCCGTTTCCTGCGCGCAACTGAGGGCGTTCTGGGAAGTGGAAGCGATCGCTGTCTATGTCGGTGACCCCAGAACCGTCCTTTGCAAACGGCCCGAACTTTGGTCCAAAGGCTCCCTCCGCAAAAGCATTCTGGTCGTTCGGAATGGTCGTGCTTGCTGGAGTGTAAAAGTTTCGCTGAGCCTCCCGTTTCTTTTCAAAAGGGTGTATAAAATCCCATACTGCGCTCGTTTCCTTCTCGACACTCGCGGCCCACGCGGCTGGCGGGCGATCTGGGTTGTCTACATAGTCCGTCATAAGCACGTTGCCCATGGGATTGTCTACGGTAGGCATGGTCACCGCATCTCGGGCCCAATAAGGTGCCCTCCCCTCTGTATGCGAAGGACGGATCTGGCCGTCTGGAATCTGATTATTTACAAAAAGAAAGTAAAGCACCGCGAGCACGAGAATACCAAGAGCAAGAATGCGGGCGTCCCGCTTTATAAGATACAGGATGCTCATCGCGTAGATGACGAAACGAGACGTGGCTGCGACCCGATCCTTGGCCGACTGGAAAGAGGTTGGCCAGAATTCCAGAAGTTTGTCCTTGCGAAATATCTCGCGGGGATCCATCTACTATTTACTTGTTACTTTTTTTCTGACGAGATCCGCTTGTTACGCGACGCTGGGGCTGAGACCGAGGAGCGGACATACCGGGGAACCCACCTCCGCCCATCATTCCAGACAAAAGACCACTCAGGGCCGCGGGATCAAAGGCTCCGCTTTCGGCGCACTTTTTTGCGGCAGCCTCGATCGCCCCGAGAGTCTCTGGGGGAAACATTGAGAGGGTCATACCGATCATGTACATGCCGTTCAGGTGATTCCAGATGGCCTGCTTGGCCTGGTCTGATGCACCGTCCCAAACTGGCGCGAATGTCATCTGCTTGATGAAGGCTGGGTCACGGGAAGTTAGGCCCTTGGCGTCAATCTTCATAAAGGCGTCGAGTGGACCACGTGGTTCCGCCTCACGGGCCGCTGTAAACTCCTCCCTGAAAGCCTTCACGGACTCGTTGTCAGGGAAAGCTCCCTCAAGGTCTGTGATAAAGTCGGAATACAACTCATTAAAGGCATCTAGGGAACTCATTACGTGGAAAGTTTCTTTATCTTTTAAGTACTTAGAGACCGAACCGAAGGTTCGTGATCAGGGGATCACGAGATTGGCCGGCTTCGCCGCCCGACTCGGTCTCAGAATGGCTCCAAACTCACAGACTCTCTGTGGCCAGAACCTTGTGCGACTATGAAATAGACGAGGATCGCCACGAGCACGGCCGGCTTGGCGTACTCTGAGTTTGGCGCATTCGCCTTTCCGTTGAGTTTATTTTTACCCATGAGATAGATCACAGTGACGGCTGCTGCGATGGCCGCCGCACTTACTGGCTGTCGGAGGTAATGATCCATTCTTATTGTTCTCCAGGATTTTTCATAGTCTCTGGCGCGCTTGGAAAGAGTTCCTCCTTGTGGGGCGTCTGATTGACTGGAGTGACGTTTATTGTCTTGGAACCACCGGGAGTCTCATCAGGGGTCGGAAGCGCTGACTCGTCCAGGGGTGTTCCAGCGGGCGCCGGTCCCTCTGAAGCCTCCAGGGCCGCATCCATATCTGGTTCTTGGTGAGTATCCTCAATCAGATCCTCGCCAACCTCCTCTGGCTCCTCTTGATCCTCTCCCATATTGAAATCATCAATGTTTTTAGGAAAATAATTATCCATGATGGCCTCGAGAGGAACGAGGTTCTCGATCGTTTCGCGAATGCACTTGGTGAATCTCTTCGTAAGATCTTCGCGCCTCTCAGAGGGACTCTTTTCGTCCGTGATTATGTAAGGGTCCTCGTAGAGGTCCCGGGCGCACTCGATAAATGACGTGTGGACAAAGACGTCGTTGCTCGGCAACTTTAAATTAATTTTCTTTGAAGATTTGTCGATTCGGATCGCACTCAGGATCTTCACGTGAATAACAAAGACGGCCGCTATGAGACGCGGAAACAACGGACATGCCGTGAGGATTTTGTTTACGTGCTCCTTGACTTTGACGTTCGACCATTCGCCCTTAATCTTGCGCAGATTCTGGCGGTAATTCTCCAGGTACTTGCGATCCTTTGTCTCCTTCTTTGTATCTTCCCAAATGATTACGAGAACCTCAATGATTTCTGGGAGCATAGCCTCTATGAGCTTCCGCGAGTAGCGCCTCTCTGCATCATTGAGAACTTCCATTAATAATATATTCTTTTTTACTTTTTGCGCAACTGCGCGGCAGCCTTTTGCATGTTCGCCAGGCCTGAAAAAATGTCATCACCTGGTTCAGGCTCTCTAGACTTATGGGCCGGTTTTCGTGCTCGATCCCACCTTACTATGTACTGGCCTTCTTCAAGGCCCTGTTCAACCTGATATCCTGAAAGCATCAACTGGCGCCGAAGATACCAGAGAGCTTCGTCATAAGGATACATGGGGAACCCTAGGACCATAGGGGGAACCTGCAGGACGGCATATTTTTCGCGACGCTCTGCAGCAGCCTGAACTTTTCTTGAAAATTGTTCAAGAATATTTTTATAAGTTTCTTTTCGTATACTTCGCCGGGCACGCTCGCGCTCAGCAATATCTCCTGCAGATATCATTCCTACTAGAGTCTCTTACTTTCTCCCCCGGAAGTCTACGCAAGGACTTTGGTAGTTCCAGGAAGTTCGCTAAATTGTTTGGTAACTTGTTTCAACTGGAGTGAAAGATTGTCCCTTACATCTGAGTAAGGCTGATACTTGTCCGACATGAAGCGCTCGAAGGGCCCGTCTGCAGACGGAGAACTCGTGTGAGTGTTCTTCAAGAGATTTACTGTACCGTCCGGCGCAACGGTCGCAGTTACGTCGTACTGCTCTCCGAAAAACCCCCTAGTGTCCAGAAACATAAAACGAGCATTGTAGTTTGTAGTTCCTTTCGAATCGGCCATAGGATTTATGAATACAGTATTTATTGGCTGGAGCCACGGGGAGCCAGACTGAATCTTTTCTACTATAGCCTGGATAATACTCCGAGGAACGGCGGGAGAGGTGCTGGACGCAACAGGAGATGCATAGTGACCTGTCAGGGACGAAGAACTCCAGAACATATAAGCGGTCACGAGGGCTACGGCTCCAAGAATCACCACGTCAGCCTTCATGTGTTATTACTGTATTTTAAAAAAAATACAAAATATCAATGGCACTCTTGGTGTTTAGTGACAAGTGTCAGTATTCTTTCGAACTTTTAAATTTTATTAAATCCAATCCGACTCTAGGACCCATGATTAGATATCACAACGTATCGACACACGGGCGGCCCGCGAACCCCAACGTCAAGAGAGTCCCTACACTCGTGACGTCAGACGGAAACATACTCATAGGCGGAGAGGTTCGAAACTGGCTCGAGTCTATGATTCCGGTCGAGATTGAAAACTGGTCAGCAGGTGGAATAAATACTGCATCTCTTGATGGGGGTGAAGGAGGAAGAGAAATGTTCGAGCTTGACTCGTATGGCATGAGTATGCAACCCATGGTAACCCCTGAACTCAAGGCAAAAATGAATAAAGATGTTAAGGATGCCTATTCGGCCGGAGCTTAAAAGAAAAAATGTCTAGTCTGGAAGAATGCATCTACGCACTATTCAGGCCAATGCTATTAAAGGAATTTTTGAAGTCCTAAAAGATATCATCAATGATGTAAATGTATATTTCACATCAGAAGGACTGAAGATTTTGACGCTCGACACAGCTCGAGTCACCCTGGTCCACATGAATCTTGCAGCCGATAATTTTGAAGAGTATTCGTGTCCAAGAGAAATTACGGCAGGCTTGAATATGGCTCACACTTTTAAACTCTTGAAATCCGTAGGTCCTATGGATACATTGACTATGAATATCAGCGGGTCAGAAATTCTAGAATGTATTATTGAAAATACGACAAAAAAGTCAAAGACGACATTTAGTCTCAAGCTCCTAGATATTAATGAAGATATCCTAGATGTTCCTGAGATTTCCATGGATGTCATTACGACCATGCCAAGCATAGACTTTCAGAGGATCGCCAGGGACATGGGAAATCTGGCATCGAACATGGATATATTCAGAGATGGGAATCGTCTTGAACTTTCTTGTGAAGGAGACTTTGCGAACCAAAAGACGGTCCTCGAGTTTCCGGATTCTTTTCCTCAAAGGATCGGTGCAACTTACAACCTTCGGTATGTAAATATGTTTACAAAGGCGACTGGTCTTTGTTCGAGCGTCCAGCTTATGCAGGATTCTTCAGATGAAAATATGCCAATAGTTTTCAGATATGGAATTGCAAACTTGGGTGACGTAAAGTTCTACTTGGCTCCGCGAGTAGAAGAGTCTTAAAACTTTAAAACATTTTGGAAGGAATGGAAGCCCGATTTAATGAAAAGGTGCGTGAATTTCAGGGCCGTATAGATGCTGCAGAAGTATCGGAAAAGAGTAGGATAGAAGATGAAATGTACTTTTACATGGCACAGACGGCCCCCTTTATAAGGGAGTATCATCACGGTGAGACGGCTGGTCTCACGAGTACAAAGAAGATGGCGGGGGTTCAGGTCAGTCTGAGAAAGGGGGTTCAAAGAGAAGATATATTCAATTCATATCTCGTGCAGGTAGAGGGTCAGTATGATAAAAAGATTAAGACACGATGCGAGATTCCTAACAATGCGTGCAGGGGGTGTGGTCTCAGATTTTCTACATTTCTAGATGAAACTCAGAGTGAAGAAGTTTGTAAAAATTGTGGGATGACTGAATTTATACTCGGTGATGAGGCTGGATTCAAAGAGGAGCAAGAGCACGAAAAGAATATAATTTATTCATACAAACGTGAGAATCATTTCAATGAGTGGGTAAGTCAGTTTCAGGCCAAAGAGTCTACGAGTGTCCCTCAAGAGGTTATTGACGAACTTCGGTCAGAATTTAAAAAACAAAAGATGAAAGATCTTTCACAAATTACTCATGAAAAGGTGAAGGCTCTTCTCAAAAAACTCGGACGCTCTCGGTTCTACGAACATGTTCCTTACATAACGACGATTCTCAATGGGATACAGCCTCCAACAATGAGTCAGACTCTCGAAGCCAAGTTGCGACTCATGTTTCATCAGATTCAAAAACCCTTTGAGAAACATCGGCCAAAGGACCGAAAAAACTTTTTATCATATTCATATGTACTTTATAAATTTTGTGAACTGTTAGGTGAAGACGAATATCTTCACTGTTTTCCCCTTTTAAAATCAAAAGAAAAGTTGTACAAGCAGGATGAAATTTGGAAAGGGATTTGTGCAGATCTCAAGTGGGCCTTTTACAAGAGTATATAACTAGTGGGATCTCTTGCGCTTGAGGCCCCTGAGTGCGTTGGCCGCCTGCATGTTTGCATTTTTGCGCCGAGCGCTCGCAGCCTCTTTGGCAGCTTTAGCCGCCACGCTGTTAGCCTTTCGTGCCATCTTCAGGTATTCCTGCTTCTCCTTCAGGGTCAGAGGAGCATTCGACTTGCGGACTTTGCTAATGAGACCCTTCACTCGTGTCTCCTCAGCCTTCACCGCGCGGCGTTTCTTGTAGGACGCATGGGCCGTCCGAAGACGCCCGGCCGCAGTCCGTAGCCGAGCGGCGCTCCTACCCAGGGCCCCTACGATTCTACCTGTTGTGCGACGTGCCACAGATGCAAGAGCTGCAGCCCCAGACCGAACAGTCTTGATTCCGTGACCTATAGCGTTCTGAATTTTGACGAGTGCCTTGAATGTCTGCACAGCCTTGGTTTGGCCTGAACGGTACAGAGCATCTATGACACGGGCAGAAAGTTTAAGGAAAACCTTTGCTGTTGCTGTCGACATACGAACTCCGACACGAGCGACGACCAAGAGAGCCTTGGCCGCTGCGATGATTGGGGGTCCAAATATACGCGAGCCCTTTTCCGCAATATGAAGACACAAAAGAACCATAAAAGTATAAAATCCATATTTAGCGTAAGGAGTCACCATGGCAATAAAGGCGGCAACTTGTGTGCTTACTTCCCTCCCAAGAGCCAGAAGTCCGGCAGCTGTCACTGCGTTCATACCAGCGGTCGGAATATGAACGGTCACCTGAGGGGCCGCTGCCCGTGCTCCCAAGAGTTGGCCGACCGTCCTCACCGCTCCGGCTCCCAGGGCGGCAGCCATTTGCATTCCTGTTCCGGTTCCTGGATTTATCATAGCCATTTACTTTTTCACAACTTTATATTTTGGATCAGTCTTGAAACGGCTCGCAAACTTGACGCGGACCCACCGAGAATCCTCCTTGTAGATTCGGCTTGCCCGAGGAAGATGGCCTTTTGTCAACGTGCTGATGGCAACGAGGCGACGCACGACTGCCCGGGGCTCCTCCTTTCCTTTCGTAACAGCCTTGCTGAGCGCCTTGTGGCGGTCCTTGGAGGCCTCGACTGGATGATAGCCGTAGCGGGTAAGCATGCCCTTCTTGAGAGGGCCTATGCGGCGCAGGGGCTGGCCTGCCGTTCCTACGTCATACGCAGGGACTGCCTTGACGCGTGTGCGGCTCGCCTTCCGGATATACGAGTAGGCCTTCCTGCCCTTGCTCGCCTTGACATAGATACGTTTCGATCCGTTCTTCCTTACATGGCCGGAACGAATTGTGTGCTGCATTTACTAGTGGACAAGATTTTTGTCCTTCACAGAAGAGACGGAGTCTGTCAAATCCAAAATCAAAAACATCAATAGTTGAAGTATCAAATTTATATGACTGAACGGGACATTTGTGACGCATGCGAAGAGCTGAACTGAAAAGATTCATGACAAAAGTTGAAAGATTTTTTGTAGGTCTGGGAGGTCCTGGACTCGTCTGAAGAGCAAGAGTCTCGTGGGGAGGCTCACCTATAAAGGGAATTGCCGGAACTTCCTCTTGGACTCCTCCATCCACGTAGCGCCACGGACCTATAGTCACGGATGAAAACAGAAGAGGAACCGCGATCGATGCGCTCACAACCTCCACTATAGACTGACTGGGATGAGATTTCCACGAAAAATAGACCGTCTCGCAACGGTCAACGCAAAAGGCCGACAGGTAAAGATCTACCGGTCTGACTTTGTACAACTGTTCGAATGTCATGTCAGATTTTCCAAAACTTTTTAAAAATATTGTTTTTAAAAGTTTTTGAATCCGTTCAAGTGGAACCAATCCAAAGTTTAACAAAAAATTTTTAATATTTGGTTTCATGATATTCTTTATTGGAACATCAAGTGAAAAGTCGAGAATTTCTGGAATGTCGCCTTTGAAGACGACCCAGAGAAGCGCGAGGATGGCTCCTGAACTGCATCCGCTCAGAGCCTTGACATCGGAAGTGTCAATCTGTGACAATTTTCCGAGAAATAAATAAAAAGCCATAGCCCCTGGACCTATGATGAGGTTCTTGGGTCTGACCATTTTAGTAGTACTTGGGAAACAAAATTCGAAGATAAGAAAACACTACGAGGAACACAAGACCCTTGCTAACTACGGAAGTCGGCTGTTCGAGAGGAAGATTGATAAACTCTAGAATCAACGTGAGGATTCCAGGTACAACTATGTCGGCCGTAGTCACATTATTTTTTAAAACAAATTTTATGATTATCCATGAAACAAGTGGAACTATCAAAAAAGCGAGTCCCTGGGTCGCTGGAGAAATCTGACTAATCATAAACAGTGTTGCTGGAATAGCAACTTTAGGAGCTGCCAGATCTGGGATCATCTTAATTTAACTCGATATAATATTTTAACCAATTCTGAAAACTTTGAGGATCAAAGAGATAATTGAAATGAAGACGTCTGTAGAGTCTCATAACATCCATACGAATATCGCAGTCTGACCAGAAGCGTGAAGCCTCGTGCAAAATCTGACTGTATTCTACGACTCCGTATCTGTGCTTGATGCGATGAGCCCCATCATACACAAATTCTTGGATAAGAACAACGTCGCTGTAAATTTCATCACTGTACATGGCCTCAAAATCTTCTGGTTCGAGAGGCTCTTCGATCTCTTCAAGATCAGAGTCGGAGTTGACCTCCTGGTCTGGTCTCCTGAAGAGAGCGTCACGCGAATATTCGTCGCCGAGGCCCATTTCTAGTTAATTTAATAGGGAGTCTTTCCTTTAAACGCGACGGGCG